GATTTATAATGGTATCGGTGTTGGAATTAACGTGTGGTCTAACGAATGGAACTTTCTTGCTAACTACCTAACTGCAAACTCGAAGACAATGGTTGATGGTGACTTCTCTAACTATGATGGAACTCTATCTGATCAGATTATGTGGGAAGCTTTTGAAGTTCTACATAGTCTATACGATGATGGACCAGAGAACTATAAGATCAGATATAACTTGTGGTATTACGCCTGTTTTGCCACTCGTTTAGTTAGAGACAAGGTTTACACGTGCACTCACAGCTTGCCTTCTGGATTTCCTGCTACTGCTGAAGTCAATTCAATTTACCAGTTGATTGCTTTCCGTTGTATTTTCCTGAAGCTTGCTCGAATTCATGCTCCTGCTTATGCCAACATGGCCGCCTTTAACAAGATGATTAGACTAATCATTTATGGAGACGATAATATTGTCTCAATCTCAGAAGAGATTATTGATTGGTTTAATATGGAATCTATTAAAGAGGCCTTTGCCATTTACCTGAACATGACTTACACGAACCCCCAAAAGACTAGCGAAATTGTTCTTAAGAAAGACTTATCTCAAGTAAGTTTCCTTAAGAGATCTTTTAGGCGACCAACTGTCGACGGATACACTTACCCGATGTATGTGTGCCCGGCTGATATCGAGTCGCGATTGGAAATGTTGAACTGGACCCGAACTGGCAATTTAGTTAATCCAAAGGAAATAGAGGCTGACATTGTCTCCGAAGTTTTCAAGGAACTGGCTATGCATGGTTCGGATGTATACAATGAATATGTCCCAAAGATTACCAAATTGGCTCTTAGCAACGGTTTGAGGAACTTTTATGATTTAGGTTGTGAGACCTATATCGAAAGTGTTGTTAAGAATATTCCCCTCAAAATGCACCCCAACGATTTCTAAAGGAAGAATGTGATCTTGCATTAATCAGGAAAATTTGATGTGTCTAAAATGATTTTCGCACTGCTATTCTTCTAATAGGCTGAGCTTTTTAGCTTTACCTCCCAGGATGGCCTTGAGGCAGCCCCTCATATATCCAGGGAAACACATCTCGAGAAAACAGTTTAATTGGACTTTTTCTTTAAACAAATCAATTGCTGATCAACAAAATTTCAATACACAACCTGATTTGATGGCCGCAACGACCCCTACTCAAAATGACACTCTTATCTTTCGTGATGATGGAGACGTTTCAACCGATAACTATGCTTCCAGAATTGCAGATATGCCCCGACAAATGTACACTCAGAATATTGACCCAACTCCTCACTCTCTTGAGAAGTTTCTTAGTCGCCCCGTCATTCTTCAACAAGGCACTTGGTCATCTACTCAATCAAGAGGAGCAAAATTGGCTACAGTAACATTTCCTAAGGACTTACTCAACGGTATATATGACATTACCCAAAATACTAAGAAAGTCGATGGCTTTGTTGGTATGAAGGCTAAGGTCGTTGTTAAGCTAGAAGTTAGCTCTCAGCCATTCCAAGCTGGAGCACTTTTGCTTAGCTATATACCGTATGCTGATTACATGAACTCACACTCACAATGGATTAATGGAACTACTACGACTGACACAATTGCTGCATCTGGTTGCCCTCATGTAGTAATGAACCTGGCTAATAACACTGCTTTGGAATTCATGACCCCATACGTTTCACCATATCTCTACGCAAATCTCGCTACAGGACAAGGATCTTTTGGTACGGTAACCATTTCTGTACTTTCTGCTCTCGCATCTAACATTTCTAGCACTGTAAACTGGACTTTATGGGCTCACTTTGAGGATGTTGAACTTGTTTATCCGACACCTGCACCTTTGGTCAGTGGTACTGGCTGGGCTCAGGTGGGCGGAGAAATGGCAAAGATGGAAAACAGAGGAACAATTTCTTCTGCTATTGGAACGATTGGACGAGGAATTTCTTCCGTGCTACCGTATGTTGGTCTTAAGTATTTGGCTAAACCAGTTGAGGCATTTGCCACAACTGGTGAGTCCGTACTTAAGTTTTTCGGATTTTCAAAACCAACCGTACAAGCACCTGTAACCCGTGTTCTCCAATCTCCTGCTCGCTTTTTCCTAAACTCTGACGGATCTGACGCTTGTCACAAACTCGCTCTCTCTGCAACAAATGAACTTCAGACTTTTCCTGGATTTGCTGGAACAGAAGAAGACGAGATGAGGTTGGATTATGTAGCTGCACGTCCTACGTACACTACATCATTCAACTGGTCAACTTCTGGAACTGCAGATGCTTCACTTTTCTTGCAACCCGTTTCCCCAACATATACGGCATCATATGATACGCAAGTTGCTAATGCATATGCTCGAGGTGTCTCTTTGCCTCAATGTGCTAAGGTAGCGTCTATGTTTGATTTGTGGCGTGGCGATATGGTTTTCACATTCCACTTCGTTAAAACACAATTTCACAATGGACGTCTTCGCGTGTCATTTTTACCGTATACATATGCTGACTCAACCGCAATCCAAAACATGCCCGCATATGCGCACACTGAAGATATTGACATAAGTACTTCCAGTACTTACACATTTAGGGTGCCTTTCACTAGTGTTCGTCCATGGCTCCATACCGTGTTCGATCCCAAAGTGGCCGCAGCCAATGGTGACGCTAGGAACTGTGCATCAGGCGTGTTGCAAGTTTCTATCATCAATCCTTTGGTTGCTGCATCCTCAGTGTCATCCACTATTGAGATTCTAGTGTTCACCTCACTAGAAAAGGCTCAGTTTGCTGGACCCCACAAGCCCGTCATACTACCATACAACATTCCCAATGTTGCTCAAGTAGGCGGTGAAATGACTAAGGAATCGTCTAAATGTACCGAAGAATCGCCCGAGCTTCCTTTGCTACCATACGCTTCGTGCGTGGGTGAGGTTATCGCTTCATATAGACAATACCTTAAACGTTTCTCCCAAGTGGGATCCATCACTCCTTCAGCCCTTGCAGCCACTGTGACAGGACCTGGTTCCACAGGTAATGGTTTCGTACTATTTCCGTGGCAACCAGTCCGACCACAAGTTGGAGACTTTACAGTTTCTGCTGCAGGTGCGATGACACCTACATACGCCAATAACAACACTGCTCTTGGCGTGTCAGTAACTACAGTGTGTGATCTGTATTCACAAGTCTACTCACAATATGCTTTCTTTCGAGGATCCATGCGCTATAAACTTGTAATCACACAACCTTCGGCTGATTTTAACCCTAGTAAACCTATTTCAGTGTTTATTAATATGTACAATTCACCGACTTCCGACTTTTATTCTCCAAACATGTATGTTAACACAAATGCTGGACAGACTAATCTCGGTACAGGACCTATTCAGGTTCTTTTTGACTCTCCCCAACTCTCGACCACAACGCTCAAAACTAACTTTGCTTACCAACCCGGTTTCGCTGAACACAACCTTGTTGTGTTCCCAGATAAGGAAGGAGTAATAGAGTTTGAAGTGCCTTTCCTAGCTACAGGCCATATGGTACCAACTACCTATGGTATTAATAGCCAGTCTAAGGCAAGATCGATCGTGTATCCCTTGCCCACTGTAACTATTTACAGTGGTGGTAAGGGTGGTTTGGTGGACTGCGCAATTGATGTTTATCGCGCAGTTGGGGACGACTTTTCTTTTGGCTCACTCATTGGAGTCCCCAAACACGCATGGTGGCAGTCAACCGCCAACCCTGCTTAAACATCACACTGCTCTACCTTATTGCGTCCGCAAAAACGTGGTATGGTATGACCAGTTTTCTTTTTAAGACCCTGCACTCTACACAATTTCTCCTGCAGGCTCGACACATTTTAAATGTAAACCCGAGGTGTGAACACATCGCTCGATATACACATACCTAGTTAGCGACCTTTCGGTGACTGCTTTAGGTTGGTCAAGGCATTTGAATGTGCTAT